AGGTGCGTCGTTGTTGAAGGACCTCGCGTCCAAGGCGATGTCCTCCGTCGGGTCCATCGGGCAAAACGCGGCTCGCTCAGCCATCGTCCAAGTTCTCAAACAGGAAGACTCGGTCTTAGCGGGCGCGGATGACAAGGCGCTCATGGAGGCTTACCACACCATGGTACGCTTCGCCCCGACGCTATCCACGGACAAGAACGCAGTGCGGTCCTTCCTTCGACAGGCAACAATGTCTGGCTCGGGGCCTGACTACATGGCGATCAAGCTACTTGCCGACTCAGAGCACGCAGTCACTGGAAAGCAGCGACAGTAATGTCTACAGACGCCAAGAGCGCTGGTTTTGTCCAAGGGTTACGGCACGGGGCGGGCCTGGGAATCCCCTTGCTGGGCGCAGGGCTCCTCCTCGAGCACAAGGCAAAAACTGACGCAGAGGACATGGCCCGGAGCGTTCGTAATCAGGCACTGATGGCCGCGGGACTCTACGGGGGCGCAAGAAGCCTGATGGCCAACAGCGCCAACGACGAGTCGAAATATGCTACAGGAGAGCCCATGTCTGACGTACTGAGCGGCCTGGTTAGGCCTGAGACACTTGACGTTATAAAGCGTGCCGGGCTCAATAAAATCGCCGGTGCGATGCTCAACGTAGACGAGCTGACCATCAAAGAGGCAGCGCGCGAAATTGGTCGGCGTGCGTTCATCCGTCGTATGGAGACGCAGAAGATCGCGGATGGCCTGAACGCGCTGGCCGAATTGTCGGGAGAGTCCAAGACCGCGCAGGGGCCGAGTCTTCTAGCGACGCTGGCCACCCGGGCCATCCCGCACGCAATCGGTGGCGCTATGATTTCAGCCGCCCCGGAATTGATGGCCGAGGGGCCGATGAACACGGACAAGTTGATGGAGCGCGCACTGCTTGGGGGCGGGCTCGGTCTAGTTGGTGGAATGGGTGCAGGCCTTTATCGCGGGGAACAACGCAACCCCGACGCAGCCGCCAGCCTCATTGGAAGTCTGTCGCACCCACACGGGTAACACAGTACGTGCGCAAGATCATCCAGCTCGAGGACCACTTCGCCACGGGCGAATCTACGATCCAGCCCGTGCTGCTGTGGGGGCCTGGGAAGTCGCAGCTCGATGTTGGCCACGTGACGAAGACGGCGTCTGACGCGATTGATTATATCAAGAACGTGACGCCGGAGCCGGGCAAGACGCACATGCTCGTGCTAGCGCTGGGTTCGGAAGAAGCCTACGGGCCCAACCGCAACGGCGACGGGTTTCCCGAGCGCCCCATCAACGCCAAGAACGGCAAGGGATACTGGATCAAGCCCGGCGACGAGCTGACCAAGCACTACAAGTCGTTCGAGACGAACCCCGCTCACGCATTTCTTCATCACGCCAACAAAGACCCGGCCAAGGCGTCGGGCCACGTGAAGAAGGCGTTCTGGAACGACAAGATGCACCGGGTCGAGCTTCTGATTGTCGTCGACAACAAGAAAGACCCCGAGTGGGTCAGCCGAGTCAACGACGGTGAATTTCCTGCCGTGTCGATGGGGTGCCGGATCAAGTACGACGTGTGCTCACGCTGCGGTAATCAGGCACCGACACGGGCGCAGTACTGCGAGCACGTCCGTAACGGAATGAACCAAGTAAATTCCGACGGCACCAAGAACTACGTCCACAACCCCGCGCCGAACTTCTTCGACATCAGCCGCGTCTTCCGTCCCGCTGACCGCACGGGCTACACGCTCAAGAAGGTCGCGCACGTCTACGAGCTGCAGTCGAGCGCCGAGCTTGGTGACGTCGCCGATGACCTCGATCTGAAGGCCGCGGCCATCCGGAAGCTATCGGACATCGAGAAGGTCATCCGAGGGGAGCCGGTTGCATCAGCCAGTAACCTGGCACCCGCCGAGCAGACTCTCGTCCGGCAGTTCCGAGATCACTCCGGAACCCGGCTCGCCGCAGGCCCGGCTCTCCCAATCGAAGAGTTGATGAAGTACGCCCCCAAGGCGGTGCTCTCCACCCTCGAGAGTCTCGGAATCAACCTTCGGTCGCCTGAGTTCATTCAGTACATCACGTCGCAGCTCACCAATCAGCCCATCATGGCTAGCCTGGTGCACAAGACAGCCGCGATGCTGCCGAGCGTCTACGCGGCGTTCGAACAGTCACCATCGCTGTTCAATGAAGTGGTCTCGACGGGGTTGTTCGACACGTCGCCGTCGTACATCAACTCGGAGCTGCACCATAAGCTGGCCGCCTACGCGATCAAGCGAGCAGGCGCGGGCGAGCTTCTGTATCGTCGCCTGGTTCCAGAGGGAATCGGTATTCGTCCCGAGGAAGCGCCGCGTACCGACCTACTGAACTATCAGGACCCGTACACGGGGCAGACGGCGCAGACCACGCGCGGCGCCGCCATAGACGCGGACGACGCGGTCACTCGCAGCAACCTGAAGAAGGCGCTTGGTGGGGGCGCCCTTATGTTGGGCGGGTACAAGCTACTTTCCGCGTTCCCGTCGCTGCGCCCTTACAAGCTGCCTCTCGCTCTTGGAATGGGCTACGCCGGCTACAAGGCCCTCAAGCCCTCGCAGCCGCCGCAGTACCGTACGCAGGAGGGGTTCAACATCCCCGACATCACCGAGTTCGGGCGTCAAGAAAAATTCAGCTCGGACGAGAGTATTGTTGCAGCCACTGTGGCAGCTGTGGAAGACTACGCGCTGCGAAAGCACTCAAGCATGTCTGTCGACTCCAACCTCGTATCTCGCGTCAAACACGCCTCTGCGATGGACGGAATCAAGGGTATTGAGTCCAACTTCGACGTGGCAGCAGATCTATTCGGCGAGGTTATCGTTTCGTAATTTGGTTTTTTCACCCCAGCGGCCTATGATTGTTGGCAAGGTAAGCCGCCCGCGTAACGGAGAAAACGGGACATGAAGCTTTCAAACGTACTGGCGCGAATCAACGGATCTGACGAAGTCAAGACGGCGAGCAACTCGTCGGCTCCCGCGACCAAGTCGGCGGCGACCTCGCAGACCGCAGACAAGCTTCGCGCTGCTCTCAAGGAGGCCACTGCACCGGCCCCCGTTGAGAAGCAGGCTGCGGCGGCTTCACCTGTCGGCGACCTCACCAAGCTCGCGGCTGAGACCGTTGGCATGGAGCACGAGGCTCTCGTCAAGGAGGCGCAGTTCTACGGCGCCGCTTGTGCGGATGGCTTCATGGCGCGTCTGTCTCAGTACAACGAGGCAGCCACCAAGATCGCCTCCCAGGAGATCGGCGCCACCAAGGTTGCCGGTGACGACTCCTTAGAGAAGTTCGCCGCGGAGAACCAGGCGCTCGTGAAGCAGGCCGCTGAGCTTGGCTACGACACCACGAAGGGCCAGATGGATAAGCTCGCCGAGGCGGCTTACACCAAGGGCTACGACGAGGCGGTCGGCGTCATCTACAAGACCGCCCACGAGAGCTTCACCAGCGGCTACGAAGACACCCTTCGTCTCCTCTCGGAGATCCGCTAAACGCCCATGCTCTCGTCTTTCGCCAGCGCAGCGCTTCTGCTCGAGAAGGTCGCCCTCGACCCCTCGGCCATGAAGATGCTTGCTTCAGGTGTTGGTGGTGCTGCCCTCGCGGGCGTGCCGACCTACCTGTTGACCCGTGCCCTTAACAGGCACGAGCGTGAGCGAACCCGTGACCGTGCGTTTGGTGCCGGCGTTGCGACCGGTTTGGCTGGCCCCAAGATCATCCAGGGCCTGTTCAATATCGCGCAGGGCAGTGGCTTCATGGGGCCGCAGCCGTCGGCGCAGCCTCCTCAGATGTCCCAGCCTTCGTGGGGGCCGCTGTGAAGGCCAACAAGGTTACTTCGTTTGCGGCTCTCTCGGAGAGGGTTCTTGCCGAAGTTGAAGGCGAGCAGCGCGTGAAGTCGGCTGAGATCGCCGCCATCCGTGAAGCACGTCCCGACTCCTGCAGCGAGATCGCCCAGCTCCTTCACAAGGTCGCCGAGGACATTCGTTCGGCTCCGTCGGACATCACCTACGATGACATGGCGAATTTCATGCGCGGAGGCGCCAAGTGAGCGAGGAACTGCGTAAGCTCGCGGAGCAGCTCCGACAAGAGGCTGAGATCCGCCAGGCGTCTATCAACGAGAAGTGCGCGCAGGTTCTTCGTGCGGCCACTGGGCTGTCGCTCCTGCGCCGCAAGCTCGGAGGTTCCAATGCTGCATAACCTCTCCAAGATCGCCACGGTCCTCGAGGCCGCTGCCGACCACTTGGATGCAATCGAACACGAGAAGCAGTCGAGCGTTATGGCCGAGCGCCAGAGCCGCGTCGATGACCTCGCGAATAAGTACGCGGAGACCACGGGCGATGAAATGCCCGCGGAAATCCGGGCAAAGCTTGCGACGAGTGATAAGGCCGTTGTGGAACTCCTGGACCAGATGGTTCAGAAGCACGCCAGCCGAATCGCGCCGCTCGGGGGCCCGTCGTCTGATAACGACGACAGCGCCCCTCTCACAAAGAAGGAAGCGGCGGATGCCGCGTCTGACCGCTTCATTAACTGGATCACTCAGTAGTCCCTAACGGAGGCACGGCGATGGCACTGCTCAATAACAAGTTCGATGTTCTGCGCGGCTGGCCGCGCGAGGGCGCCCTCGACGAGTCCTTCGTCGCCAAGGTCACCCTGGGTGTTCCGGTCATCCTGCCCCCGGGCGCGGTGGTCACCCTGCAGGCTGCGGACGGCTCGGTCGATCTGGCCACGAGCCCCGGTGCGCTTGCCGACTCCATCCCCACGTGGGTTGTTGTCGAGTCGAACGCCGACTTCTCGGGCGCCTTCGTGGGCAAGGTTGTTTGCCTCCGTGCAAACGCCATGTTCCGCCTCGCCCCGACGAACTTCGCTGCCGGCGTCTACAACCCGGGCGTGCTCCTCAGCTACGCTGCTGGCGTGTGGAAGGTTGCAGCCGCGGGCGAGCAGGTCATCGGCGAGGTCATCCGCAATGATTCGGCCACCGACGGTACCATCGTCGTGTACTACGACGGCGGCAAGGCCAAGAAGGTTTAATCGAGTAGTCTGCCTTCAGTGGCTGACATCAGGAGAAGGGACCCATGAGCGCTTATAAGACCCAGACGCAGCAGGTGTCTGCCCAGTTCATCAACTCGAACTTCGTCCGCAAGCTGGACGACGGTCGAACCAAGGAAGCCGAGGCCGAGGGCACGGCGTTCATTCGGCAGAAGCTCCGTCAGGAGTCCTTCGCCCGTGAAGTGATCGAGCCCGTCATGCTCGCCGATGACGAGATCGACCGCGACGAGAACACGGATCAGCCGAAGAAGATCGTGGAGAAGGAGCCCGACTCGGTCGCGACCTTCGTGCCGTTCAATGGCACGGGCCCGCGCACTTGGTTCAAGGGGCCCCGCTTCGCGGTTTACTTCGGTAAGACCGAGTCGCAGCGCTTCACCAAGTCGAAGTTCGAGCTTATGTCGTACCAGAACGACATTCGCAAGATTCTCAGCGACAACTCGGTCAAGGACATGGCCGACCAGGAGGACATCAAGTTCACGGGCACCGTGAACGACATCCTCGCGCTGAACCCTTCGCAGGTCCTCGCGCCCGGCGCGTTCTCGAGCGCGGCCTTCAAGGCCGGCTTCCAGAACCTCGTCAACCGCCGCCAGCCCATCGGCAAGATCCTCATGACCAAGAGCCTGTACTACGAGGCGCTTGATCTGCCGGCCACCAGCGTCGGTAACGACGTTGCGTCGCGCCACTACGACCTCGGCGTCGAGGCGGAGGAGAAGCTCTGGGGCATCCCGGTCATCTCCACCATCAAGAAGGAGATCGTCGATGATCCGGCAGGCGTCATTCGCCGCTCGGCCTACATCTTCGCTCCCCAGAACTACCTCGGCTGCTTCTTCCTGCTCCAGGACGCGACTCTCTATATCAAGCAAGAGGCTGATATTATTGAGTTTTGGTCGTACGCGGCTCCTGGAATCGGCATCGGCAACACGAAGGCGATCACCCGCCTCGACTTCCTCCCGTAATAACAAAGAGTTACAACAAAAGCCGCCCTGGTTCATCCCGGGGCGGCTTTTTATTTTTATGTATTTGACTAAAGTCGTTCTGGTGTGGCATGACTAAGCCATGCCTTTACTAGAAGACGCCACCTTCCAGAAATACGGGTACCGAACCGCGGAGCTGCATCCAGCGTCCGGCAAACCCATCGTCTATGCCTGTGACTCCTGCCAGACCATCTTGGAGCGTCAGTGGCGCAATGCTCAAAAAGAGCTGCTCTGCCGCCCGTGCAAGATCCGGCAGCCTCGCCCGAAGGCCGCCATCGAGAAGTTCAAGAAGACCATGCTCGAGCGGCACGGGGTCCTGAACGCGCTGCAGTCTCCTGCGATCTTGGCCAAGATGGCCAAGGACAATCTGACCAAGTATGGCGTGGAGAACGTCTCGAGCCTGCCTCACGTCCGCGAGAAGCAGCGGAACTGGTGGACCGACAAACACGGGCTCAGTCCTCTCGAGGCCCCCGGCGTTCTACGAGACGAGACCCAGCGACAGTTCGGGTACTACCCCGAAGAACTCGCCCCGCTGTCAGATGCCCTCGTGGCCTGTCAGTGTGTTGACTGTGGCACGATCTTCAGCCGTGTGAAGAAGAACATCACGGAACCTGTGTGCTGCCAGCGGTGCCTGTTCCAGCACGTCCCCGACGGGGTCTATGAACGTTCCGTCGAGAAGCGGGCCGAGACGGTTCTTCGGGTTTACGGAGATAAGGGCATCCCGAGCACCTCGAAGACCTACGGAAAAGCCCAAGAAGGGCTAACCACATTGGTCGAATCGTGGACAAGGACCGCGGCTATACGAAACGCTCCGCTCGACGGTAAGAAGTCCCTGGACCTGTACCTGCCCGAGAAAAAGATTGCCGTCGAGTATTGCGGGCTGATCTGGCACCGGGAATACACAGACAAGAAGGACGTGCTCCGGAACGGACGACAGCACCACGCGAACAAAATGAAGCTGTGCGCGGTGAAAGGGATTCGCCTAGTCACGCTGTTCGAAGACGAATGGCTCCTCCGCCGTAATCAGGTCGAGGGTCGTCTGAAAGCCATCCTCGGCGTCACCGCGCGACGCGTACACGGACGTGATTGTGAAGTCGTGGAGCTGTCTACCGAAGACGCCAGGAACTTCGTCAACGCCCACCACGTCCAGCCCTACAAAACGCGGCCACTGCTGTCTGTCGGCTTGACCCTGGAGGGTGAGCTAGTTGCCGCCATGGTATTCGGCAAGCATCACCGACAGGGCCACGAGCGGACTTTGGTTCTTCAGCGTCTGTGCTTCAAGGGAGACACGTACGTCATCGGCGGGTCGCAACGCCTCTTCTCGAACGGCCTGAAGAAGCTCCGCGCCGGCCAATTCGATAAGATCGTATCGTGGTCTGACAACCGCTGGTCTGAAGGCGGCGTCTACACCGCGCTCAAGTTCACCCTCGCTGAGGAGCTTCCTCCGGACTACAGCTACGTGCAGCCGCCTGCCAAGCGACTATCAAAGCAGTCTCAAAAGAAGAAGACGGTGAACTGTCCGCCGGGCCTTACCGAGCTGCAATGGGCCAAACAGCGCGGCCTAGCCCGCATCTGGGATTGTGGACACAAACGCTGGGAGTACGTGCTATAAACGCCCCCACCCTGGAGGTTCCATGAGCCGCACGATCCAAATCGTCAACGAGTACCCTGGCATCCTCGACCTGTCCGTCATCAAGGACGTCGTGAACATCCCCGTCGTCCTTCAGCCCAAGGGTACGGGCGGCGCGTCGCGTGAGTGCTTCTCCGAGGCCGCGGACCACCCAAGCGTCCTGGCCATGAAGAAGGCGGGCCGAGTCTCGATCCGAGGCGAAGCAGCCGCGGCCGCTCCTGCTCCGGCGCCCGCCCCTGTTGCGGCGCCTCCCGCCCCGGCCCCTGTGGAAGCCGCGCCTCCGGCTCCCGCGCCTGCACCGGAGCCCGAAGCTCTCCCGCCCGCTCCTGAGCCCACCCCCGAGCCGGTCATGGCCGTGGAAGAGCCCGCTGCCGCCGCTGAGAGCGCCGAGGCTGCTCCTGAGGCTGCCCCAGAGGCTCCTGCTGAGGAGCCCGCCCCCTCGTTCGAGTCGCGCCGCGGCAACAAGCCCCGTCGCAGCTGAATCCCTCGCCATAGCCTATAATTAGGGAGCGCTCATGGCACCCCCTAATCGCGACATCGTACGCTATCGAGAGGTTCGTCGCGCAGATCAGCTCGACGACCAAAAAACCGCCCTCCAAATCCTCGCGGCTCACCTCGCTTCCGGTACCCAGGAAGAGCTGCAGGAGTTCGTTCTCAGCCAGATCAAGCGCATCATCCACGGCGACGCCGCGGGCAACTGGTACGACGACTTCAACGCGGGCGGGGCGATCTTAAGCCTCGAGGAGCTGTCGACCCTTGGTCTTACGGTCTCAGGCCACCGGACACTTCGTCAGCTCATCCACTTCATCGACGACGGTCCCGCGGGCGGCTTCGCTACCGGCGCAGTGAAGCAGATCTTGCCGTCGGCAAATCCGTTTCCTACGTCGGTGATCTGGTGGGAAGACGCACTCCTGACCAAGCGCATCGTCGACAAGACCATCGTCCGCAACCCAAACAAGACCCCTGCCACCGTGCAGTGGCGCATGTATGATGTTGACGGCACGACGGTACTAGAGACCGTGACAGACACTTATGCCTACTCAGGCATTTTCGAAATCAGTCGAACTAGGGCCATTGTCTAATGAGTAACGAGAGCCCTGCTGTAATCATTTACGACGAAAACGGCGTGCCGATTGCCGTCGCTGACGGCGCTGCGCTGCCTGTCGGACAGTCTGCGTTGCTCGTCGCAGGCAAGGACGGCAGCGGAGACGCTCAGCACCTGCTCACCGATACCGACGGGAGCCCTATCGTCGTAGGTGCCGGCGTCGCTGGAACGCCCGCTGGGGGCGTCGTCTCCGTACAAGGCGTCGCGAGCGGTACACCAATTCCCGTCACACAGACGGGCAGCAGCCCCCTCCCCACCGGAGCAGCGACTGAAGCAACCCTCGCGCTCATCAAGGCCAAGACTGACAATCTTGACGTCGCTCTCTCGACTCGAGCGGTAACAGGGCTCACCGACGCACAGCTCCGTGCGTCGCCGGTACCGGTCAGCGCCGCGTCCCTTCCACTCCCGACGGGAGCCGCTACCGCCGCGCTCCAGACTCAGCCCGGTGTCGACATCGGGGATGTAACGGTCAACAACGCTGCCGGTGCCGCGGCCGTCAACATTCAAGACGGCGGAAACAGCATCACTGTTGACGGTACCGTCGCCGTCTCAGGCTCGGTAGCGGTCACAGGCCCGCTCACGGATACAGAGCTTCGCGCTACCCCAGTTCCCGTGTCGGGGACCGTCACTGCGAATGCTGGCACAGGTACTTTCGCCGTTTCGGCGGCAGCACTGCCCCTGCCCACAGGGGCTGCGACGGCAGCACTCCAGACTCAGCCCGGCGTCGACATCGGGGATGTGACGGTCAACAACGCTGCCGGTGCGGCCGCAGTCAACATCCAAGACGGTGGAAACAGCATCACCGTCGACGGGCCGCTTACCGATGCTCAGCTGCGCGCATCGGCGGTCCCTGTCTCGGCCACGTCCCTCCCTCTTCCGACGGGAGCGGCGACTGCGGCGAACCAGACGACCCTGGGGTCCCAGACCACCAAGATCAACGACGGCACGAATACCGCCGCGGTGAAGCCGGCGTCTACCGCGGCGGTCGCGGCTGACCCTGCCCTCGTCGTCACGCTTTCTCCGAACACGGCGCCAATCACCGCGGCCGACGCGAGCGTCTCGGCGACGGGTGGGGCTGCTCCAGGCTTTACGCAGCAAAACGGCGGAACGGATGGAACCGATCTACAGCCGAACCACATGTTCGACTTGGATACGGGCGTTGGCGAAGAGTACAACCTCGGCGTCTCGCTTCGAAAGGCTGCAGGCGGCGGGTCCGTCGAACTCGGAACTTCTGCCGACCCTCTTCGGACAGACCCGACGGGAACAACCACCCAACCTATTTCGGCGGCGTCGCTGCCCCTGCCGACCGGAGCTGCAACGGCAGCTCTGCAGACTCAGCCCGGTGTTGATATCGGTGACGTCACCGTCAACAACGCGGCTGGCGCCGCGGCGGTCAACATCCAGGATGGCGGAAACAGCATCACGGTCGATGGCACCGTCGCCGTTTCAGGCTCGGTGGCAGTCACCGGGCCGCTGACCGACGTACAGCTCCGCGCAACGCCGGTTCCCGTGTCAGGGACCGTCACCGCCAATGCGGGAACCGGAACTTTCGCCGTTACCGCTGCGTCTCTGCCTCTGCCCGCTGGCGCGGCCACGGCAGCCCTACAGACCCAGCCGGGCGTCGATATTGGCGACGTCACCGTCAACAACGCGGCAGGCGCCGCTGCAGTCAACATCCAGGACGGCGGGAACTCGATCACTGTTGATGGGCCACTCACGGATGCTGAGCTTCGCGCGTCTGCGGTTCCGGTCTCCGCGGCATCGCTGCCCCTGCCCACGGGAGCGGCCACCGAAGCCACTCTCGCAACAAGGTTAGCTGACGCCACCTTCACTGGGCGAATCAACACGCTCGGGCAAAAGGCGATGGCGGCTAGCACCCCCGTGGTGCTCGCGTCAGACCAAAGCACCATTCACGTGGATGGCGTAGGCGTCGCGGGAACACCTGCTGGCGGTGTGCACTCCATTCAAGGTGTTGTTGGAGGTACTCCGCTTCCGATTTCCGGCACCATCACCGCGTCTGACGCTTCTGTTGGACTCATCGGAGCGGCCGCCCCGACAAGCACACAGCAAAATGGCGGCACCGACGGAACCAACCTCCAAGCGAACCACATGTTCGACTTGGACAGCGGCGCGGGCGCTGAGTACAACCTCGGCGTTTCCCTCCGTAAAGCTGCGGGCGGCGGGTCCGTAGCCTTCGGCACGAACACTGATCCCGTCCGCACAGACCCTACCGGGACGACTACCCAGCCCATCTCGGCTGCAGCCCTTCCTCTTCCTACGGGGGCTGCCACCGCCGCGCTGCAGACACAACCCGGTGTCGACATCGGGGATGTGACGGTCAACAACGCCGCTGGTGCAGCGGCCGTCAACATCCAGGACGGTGGGAACTCCATCACGGTGGACGGCACCGTCGCCGTCTCGGGCTCAGTGGCGGTTACTGGACCTCTGACCGACGCAGAATTGCGCGCCACGCCCGTCCCGGTCTCAGGGACCGTTACGGCCAACGCAGGCACGGGCACTTTCGCGGTTTCCGCTGCGTCTCTGCCTCTGCCCGCTGGCGCGGCAACGGCTGCCCTGCAGACCCAGCCCGGTGTCGACATCGGGGACGTCACCGTCAACAACGCCGCAGGCGCGGCCGCAGTCAACATTCAGGACGGCGGGAACAGCATCACCGTCGACGGAACAGTGACGGCGAACATCGGAACCACGGGCGGACTTGCTCTTGCCGCCACCCAAACCGATGGGACCCAGAAGGCGATCGTCAGAGGTGGTGCGAAGGGAACCACGACCGCCGCCGACGTTACGTCGACCGCTCAGTCTGCGGACCGACAAGGCCTTGATGTGCAGATCCGAACCAGCACTGGGGTCGCCGTCGACACATTCGGCGGGGGTACTCAGTTTGCTGACGGGGCTGCTCGAGGGACGGCTACCGGCACGCTCGCCATGGGGGACGACGGAACAAACATCCAGTCGCTCAATTGTGACACGACCGGCAAGCTCAACCTCAACAACATCTCGGGCACCGTCTCACTGCCAACAGGGGCCGCGACCTCGGCCAATCAGACGACCCTTGGCTCGCAGACGACGAAGATCAACGACGGGACCAACACGGCCACAGTGAAGGCCGCGTCAACTGCGGCCGTAGCTGCGGACACGGCGTTAGTCGTCGCGATCTCTCCTAACAATCCGATCTCGGTATCTGCGCCTACGTCAGCGACCGGGACGGTAACGAGCGTAGCGTCCTCCATCACTAACGTCACTATCCTGGCGTCCAACGCATCCCGAAAGGGCGCGAGAATCACCAATGACGGCAACAAGAAACTGTACCTGAAGTGCGCGGCAACTGCGTCTACAACAAGCTTCACAAAACTACTACTCGCCAATGAAGACTGGTTCGTAGACGCCGGGTACACCGGGATCATCGACGGCATCTGGGACGTTGCCAACGGGAGTGCCCGCGTTACGGAGTACACCTAATGGCTAATCCAGTAATCCTTTACGACGTAAACCAACAGCCGATGAACGTAGAGAATGGCGTCGCCATTCCTGCGAATACACAAGGCGTTCTGGTTCTAGGGAGCGACGGAACAAACGCAAGAAACATCAAAGTCAGCGCAACCGGCGTTGTTGCAACAGACGGCAGCGGCTCAACACAGCCTGTCTCCGCCGCGTCGCTGCCCTTGCCTGCCGGGGCGTCCACTGCCGCACTGCAGACTCAGCCCGGCGTCGACATTGGTGACGTCACCGTCAACAACGCTGCTGGCGCCGCGGCAGTCAACATTCAAGACGGTGGAAACTCCATCACGGTCGACGGAACCGTTGCGGTATCCGGAACGGTCCCGATCTCCGCCGCGTCTCTTCCGCTCCCGACGGGCGCCGCGACCGCTGCGCTTCAAACGCAGCCCGGCGTCGACATCGGCGATGTGACCGTCAACAACGCAGCGGGCGCTGCGGCCGTCAACATTCAGGACGGCGGGAACTCCATCACGGTCGACGGTACCGTGGCGGTTTCTGGGTCGGTAGCGGTCACTGGGCCTCTGACCGACGCGCAGCTCCGCGCCACGCCCGTCCCGGTGTCGGGCACGGTCACTGCGAACATCGGCACCACGAACGGTCTTGCCCTTGACGCAACACTAACAGGCGGCACGGCAAAGGCCATTGTTCGCGGCGGCGCCAAGGGCACGACAACAGCAGCCGACGTTACTTCGACCAATCAATCGGCAGACCGGCAAGCTCTTGACGTACAGATCCGCACCAGCGCGGGCGTCGTCGTAGACACCTTCGGCGGCGGCACTCAGTTCGCAGACGGCGCAGCTCGAGGGACCGCCACCGGCACCCTGCAGATGCTGGACGACGGCACCAACATTCAGTCGTCCCTCGGCGATACATCGGGGCGCCAAATCATCGTCGGCGCAGCTGCTCAAGGGGCCGCTGTTGCGGGCAACCCAATCCTGCTTGGAGCTGAGAACGCCGCGGGCAACGTGCAGCGGCTGCAGACCACCACCGTCCCTCCCATCAATGGCGATGAAGGTCTTGTCGTCCGCCAAGTCGTAGCGCAGACAGCCGCGGTAACACAGGTCGCAGGGTCCGCCGCAAGCGTCACGCTCTTGGCAGCAAATACCGCCCGTCAGGGCGCGACGATCTACAACGACAGCACGAAGGCGTGGTTCGTCAAGTTTGGAACAACCGCGTCGACCACCAGCTACACCGTCCAGGTCACGTCACAGGCTTACTATGAAGTGCCCTTCGGCTACACAGGGCGAATCGACGCGATTCAAGCGACGGCGAACGGCAACGCCTACGTGACGGAGTTGACATAATGCCGCTTCAAGATCCAGTAGCTAGGTTTCTATACACGTCAGCCGGTCCAATCGACTTGACGGGCGCCGCGGCGCCCACGGTCGGTCAAGTGCTCGCCGCTAACGGCGCTACAAGTGCGTCCTGGCAGGCGTCGCCGGGAGTACCAGGGAACCCGCTAGTGACGTCGATCTCCGCGGTCGATGCGCCTACAACGTCGTCGTTAACCGACGTGGCGCCTGGAGCCACAGGAGGAACCTTACTCACGCTGACCCCCGGGGCGGGAAACTTTCTCGTGAACGCGTCGATAGCGAACTCCCAAAGCTCTAGCGCCAACTCAAACACGTTCTCCATCTACGTAAACGGTGTCATCGTGGTACGGGCCACCCGAACTATTCGCGCGTCCGCTAATAGTGGTCTTATGTCCCTAGACATCTGCACGTACGTCACAGGTGTTCTTGTGGGCCAAGCAATCGATGTCCGTTGGAAGGTAAGCGCGGGCACAGGGACTCTGGGGGCCCGTGAATTGATCCTCATGAAGGCGCAATAAAATGACGACCTACAACTTCTCCATTCAAAGCGACACGCCTAACAATAAAGTGTCGATCGATCGGCTCACCATAGAGATCCAGCAATCCGGCATCGTGACAGCTCTTGATGCCATCAGCACGTCTGGCGACGTCTTGGCGATCGACTTCAAAGCCGCGCTATCTGGCGGTGACGAGACGTTGCTTACAGCCCTTCTCGCAGCGCACAGCGGCGAACCCCTCCCTCAGAACATCCCCGCCCCGGTTCAGCTCTTCGCGGCACAAAACATCCCCGCTCCACTTACGGGTGACCACCGAATCCGCTTCTCTGCGGAGAAGAGCACGGCGACCCGCGCTACGATCTACACGCACGACTGGGCCGACCCGACTACTTGGTACACCAACGCGGTCTATGTTTCCGCCGAAACCGCCACGCTCGACACAGGGGACAACACCAACAAGACTTGGCTCCTTGCGCACAGCAAGGTGATCGACACCTTCCACGGGAACATCACCCAGGAAGACTTTCTGCTCGACGGGTCCGGCCGATCGTTCCGGGTGACCGTCACTGTCAACGGGACTCCCAAGACCGAACGCGACCCGCACCTCGGCAGCGGCGGCGACTACACCGTCGACTATTTGAACGGCAAGAT